GCTTTAGCTTTTGCCTTTGCGTCAGCCTTTGAGGTTGCACCCCATGCCTTGAGCGAAAGAAGCAGTCTTGTTGGTTCACCATCCTTGTACTCTGCACCAGCATTGTTGCCCATGCGAGCCAAGAAACTTGCTCTGCGAGGGTTATCCCCCGACTTTACTGGCGGCTTCAGATTACCACCAGTTTCCGCATTATAAGATGATCTACCCTTGGCATTCAAGCCGCCTGATTTGTTTTGACCAGCTTTTGTTTGCCAAGTGGGTGTTTTCATCTACTTCACCTTTTTAGGCTTCTTTGCAGTCTTTGCCGCTTGTTTGAAGTCAGCCGCAGTAGGTGCATTCTTAGAACCCACCTTGTTCATCTTCTCACCAGAGCCTTCCGCTATGCGTTTTTTCTTTGCGGCGATGTTTGCGTACAAACCCTGTTTCATTTCATCTTCCTTTTAGGCTTAGACATACCAGCTTCCGACAAAGCTATTGCCATTGCTTGTTTTGGGTCTTTGACAACCTTTTTATTGGAAGTCAACTTACCCTTACCAAACTCAGTCATTACCTTGCTAATCTTGGCTTGTGCTTTAGTCTTTTTCATATTAACTCAGTTACTGAAAGAGTTGATGCCGCTACTGTTGCATCCTTGATAACAGCAATCTTATCACCAGCATTTACTTTAATAATCTCAGAAAAGTTATTAGGCATCATGGGTGAAGTTGTTAGGCTTGCTGTTGGATTTGTCCCAATTTGAAAATGGCAATGTCCTAAAGAGCAAGATACACGAACCATTGTGGTAGATGCGCCAAAAGCCGTGGATTGAACGCTAGAGTTGCTTACAGTAAATACTTGGGTTGTTCCCATTCTTGGAATACCAAGCGCTACTTGATTAGGGTCGAGTTGAAATGTAGACATTACTTACCCCGTGAGGATTTCTTCATCATGTTAGTAGCAGTCCTGCTACCCTTCATCGGCATAGGCATCTTTGGCTTACCAACTGCAACCATAATGGTCACAGGAACGCCCTTTTTCTTGCCCTTGCTTGCAGTCTCTTTAGCCTTACCGCCCATTGTTTTTCCGTACATAATGTTCCCCTTATTTCCAGAGTCGATCAGCAACAAAGGTAATCACACCGCCCATAAATGAAGCGATGGTCATACCCATCCAAAAACCACCTTTGCCCTTGTTGGCAAGTTCAAGTAATGACTTGACATCCGTACTCAATTGAGTTACCTGACCATGTAGAGACTCTACTTGAGCCTCTAATCTACCGAAGTCACTTGCATCAATATCAGCCATTTGCAACCTTTCGGGGTCTTCCCATACGCTTAATTACAGGCGCAAATGCGGTATCTGTTCTAGTCTCTAATTCTACAGATTCTATGGTTACTTCTGGTTCTTCTACCCTCACATACCCCTGATGACCCTTCATAGAATCAATATCATGCTGATATGTAAAAGTTACAGTATTACCCGACTGAAGACAACGAAAAGTAGCCATAAAACCCTTAAATGAGATAGGGGGGACTAGCCCCCCCATCTTTACAACATTCGAGCAATAACCAAGTTCAATGTAGTTGATGCCAAATCCACAGAACCTGCTGTTGGGTTATAGGTCACGATAGTCACTGTGTTAGCGGCTGAAACATAAGCTCTACGAACCAAGCCAGCCTCATCTACACCAATTGCCATACCAAGAACCATGTCGCCCAAAGCTACGCCTGAAACAGTCACTGTGTCTGTAGCTGTAGCAGTGGTAGCAACTGATGCGCTATTCAAAGTACAACTTACATCCCAAGTATCTGTAAACAGACCACGAAATTGATCGTTTCCACGGCGGGAAACTACTGCTGTTGCTGCTGCCATTTTTGTTTCTCCTAATTAGGTTAAAAAAGTCCCCCTACCCCTATTTCTAGAGATAGGAGGGACAACTGCAATTAGGCTGGAACGATCAAAGCAAACATTGATGCAGACTTAGCCGCACCAGTGCTTGCCGCTGAACGCAGAATTTGCACTCCATACAGCGTGTCTGCTGTGTACAAAGTTGCAAGGTACGGCTGTTGGTACTGAACTTGTGAGCGAATAGCCACTTGTTCAACCAAAACCAGTGAGTCTTTATGACCCATCAAGCAAACTCGTGCATTGTTAGTACCTGATGCTGTGTCGCAATTGCTTGAAACAAACACAGGGATACCATACAAGTTACCGATCTCACCTGTGCGAATGGTACTGTTTGTACCACCAACAAAGGCTTGTTCAGTGTAACGAGCCAAACCCATCAATGTGTTGCGGCTTGATGGAGGAATCAAGAAGAAACGCTGATCCATTGGGGTATCAGTGTCGTCAAGACGCTGAATAGTGCGGCGAATGGCGGCATCGGTCAATGCTGACTCATTGTTGCTTGCGGCAACATAAGCAGTTGTACCATCACCACCAATAAAAGCACCAGTTGCGTAAGCATTAGTACCAGCACCGCCATTGGTAGAACGACCCAACTGAACCAAGTCAGTATCGACTTGTTTAGCCAAAGCGTAACCAGCGTCAGAAGTGTAGAAGTTACGCAAGCTGTTCAAGGCTTGGGCTTCGACAATATCTTCAATCAAACGTGAATATTCATAATGCTTGTTGATATTGACCAGAACTTCAGACTCTGTAGCGGCAATCAAGGTGACTGCTGTTTCAGCGGCTTTAGCAGAAGCAGAACCACGGGTAGGTGAAGGAATGTGAATTACATCACCCTTCTTGCCCTTGAAGTTCATCTTCATAACCAAGTTAGCTAAAACGAGGTTTTTCTTGTAGGCCGCAACGATTTCGTCTGACCAAATTTCAGGAATAAACTTGTCAGCAGTTGTTACTGTGACTGAATTACTAGGGGAAAATGAGGTTGCCATTTTGAATCTCCAAAAAACGATAGGTTAAATTATTTGACCCGTCCGTCTTGATACGCTTGCATGATTTCTCCGCTAAGCTGCTCATAACGATCTGGGTCGGTCATTTTCAGCCGAATTAGATCAGCCCTTCTGTAGACCCTCTTTCCAGACTCCCCACTGCCACCTACATCTACACCCGCTGCCTTAAGATTTGACTTGCGCTGGGTTTCCCCTGCATCTGAAGTCTGTTTAGCCTTAATGCCACGCAACTGCTTATAGGTACTCAACAATTCGTTTGCACTGTCGTAATCAAAATCACCATCAGCTTTTGCGTACAAACCAAGGCGAATAGGTGAAGATTTCACCCAATTCACAAAGTCTGTATCTTGAGCAATCTGACCAAAATCAGGATGCTCTTGCGCCAGCTTTTGCTGAATCTGCATCTTTTTGAACTCTTGACCAGCTTGTCTAGCCGCAAGTACATCAGGATGGTTATCAACTGTTCTACGAACTGCCTCTTGTGGATTCTCGAAAAAATCTACTTCTGGCTCTTTCTCAATAGGTTGCTGCTTAGAGGAGAGGTTTTGCTTTATGAGTTCATCTGCCAGCTTTCGCACTTCCCCAACTTCCTGCGCTTGCTTTCCAATCAGCTTCTCAGCTTCTTGGTGCATCTTGACCACTTCTTCCAAAGATTTTTGCCTGTATTTCTCAGGCATCTCGGACAAGGGCTCTAAAACAGGTAGTTGCTTCTTTTGTTCAACTGCATCTAACTCACTTAGCGACTCATCTTCATTGTCAATCAACATATTTCTTCCTTTTCCTGCCGTTATCGGTTCTAGGACATTCAACTCGGCTTGCGCTTATGAGTTGTGCTTTTGCTCCCACTTCAGTTGATCAAGGTGTTTTTTCTCGAACTTCCCATGCTCTGATGGGAAAGAACCAGACCACCCTTCTAACTTGAAGTTAGGAGCAGATAAAGTGCGATTGGCTGTTTCTCCGCACTCACATCTAAAACTTGTTGTCTCATAATCAACAAGTCTTTCAGTTTTATGCCCGTTTGCACAGGCAAAATCAAACATTCTTTTCATTCAATTCCTCGTATGCTCTTTCGCTGACCTCTTTCAAGGTTTTCAGCCAAGTCAAGATGGAAAGTTCACCTTTTTTGAACATCAAGGTCTTTTCATCAGGAATAACGCTCAGATTATTGAGCGACTCTATCATAATGTCAATATCCATGCACAAATCCTTCCAACCCTCGTTTGACATCATGTCAAATCGGTTTTCGTAATAGTTTTGGAGTTCTGGGGTCATGCTGTTACGCCTTTAATCAATGAGAAGTTGATTACAGGAGCATCGGTTGCAGTGCCTCCAGTTGTGTAAAACGTAACATTAAAACTACCAGCAGCAACTGCGGTAACTAACAAAACGTAAAGATTTGTTCCAGACTTTTGGTTCAAAATTATGGTGTCTGTAGCTGCCACCAATGTATTTGTCACAGTAAATGTTGCCGCTGTAGCTGACCCTGCCGCTGAAAACATGGTGATTGCACCAGTTGGCTTGCTAAGCGTTACGCCAGTTGTTCGACTTGTCGCCTGAGTAACAGTGCCACCAGCGCCCGTGCCGTAGCCAAGACCTGCGGCATTGGTAACAAGTACGTTACCGCTGGAGTCGATACGCATCCTCTCAGTAGGACTTGATGAACCATCAGCAGTGGTGCTGAACACCAGACGTCCGGGCATATCGTTTGTGCCGGGGGTTCCATCTGTCACACCATATATTTGAGCAGCAGGTATGTAATTTGTTCCGTCAGAACCATTAAAATGAATTCCTCCAAGGACTTCATCGCTTGTAACAATTGTTTGAGTTCCAATTGTTGTTGATTGGGATTTATTAAAATTAACAGTTGCTCTTGGTGAGGCTGTTGCTGTAGCAAATCCAAAAATAGCAAGTCCAGTACCCGCACTATTTCCACCGATTGCTTCAAATGTAGATGATTGTCGAGTTGTTACCCCAGCATATCCGTCTAATGCAGATGTATTACCACCAACTATTACACCAGTATTAGTAACCACAAACGGCGTAGCATCAGGATTAGTCGAATCCTCTACCAACAGCGCATTGCCTGTACCAAGTTGAGTAATTCTTAGGGCGGCGTTGGTGTTGTCTGTGACTTCAACGACAACGTTGTAACTGAACTTGGTTTGACCAGTGCTATCAATTCTTACACGCTCTGTAGGCACTTGAGAGCCGTCATTGGTGGTGTTAAAAGTTAACCGACCTGGCATATCATTAAGTCCCGGAGTGCCGTCTACTTCTGCAACAATAGAAGCTGCGGTAGAAACTAAATCAGTTCCATCATCGCCATAAAAATAGACTCCTCCGAGCTGGTCATTTAATTGAACAATGGCATTAGTGCCAATCGCTGCACCTCTTGATTTTCCAACTTGTAAACGAGGGGGAGTAATGTCATTTGACCAGCGAAAAGCGGTAAATCCCGCTGTGCCGCCAGTTGATTGAGATTGAATGTTTGTATTTTGGGCTGCACCAACAGCAGCGGTATATCCAACAATAAGTTGACCACTATTGGAGACAACCAAAGGGCTTGCATCAGGATTAGTCGAATCCTCTACCAACAACGCGTTGCCTGTACCAAGCTGAGTGATACGCAGAGCAGCGTTGGTGTTGTCAGTTGTAGAGATAATTGTGTTACCAGCTACATCTAATTTTGCAGCGGGTACAGTTGTTCCAATGCCCACATTGCCTGAAGAATCAATAGTTTGGCGAACCGTACCAGCGCCATCGCTCAATACGATGTAGTTGCTACCTGTTGCGGATATTGGTGCGGCAGAGCCGTTGTAGGCTCCAATGACTACGTTGTTAGAACCAGTGCTAATCATTTGACCAGCGCCAGTACCAATTGCGGTGTTAGTGTTGCCAGTGGTATTACCTAACGCAGAAGCTCCTACGCCGACGTTATTATTCCCAGTTGAAGTGTTTAAAGCTGCATAACCAATCCCAGTATTGCCATAGCCTGTAAGATTATTGAGCAACGCAGTATTTCCTACAGCGGTATTGGAGTGCCCTGAAGTATTAAACTGCATAGTTTGTGAGCCAACCGCAGTGTTGGAGTACCCGTTTAAGGTATCGCGCAATGTATTTAGGCCACAACCTGTGTTGTCATTACCCGCAAGCATTGACTTTGAAGACTGCCAGCCAATCGCAGTGTTTGAAATACCCGTAGTAATAGCGGCCAATGCGCTAACACCAACACCAGTGTTATCAGCTATTGCAGAAGCACCCCTGCCTACAGTCAAGCCTTGTATAACAGCACCGCCTGATGCATTTAGTGTTCCAACACCAGACATATTGCCCGTATCGTCAATGATTACAACGCTGTTTTGTATTAGCTTACCAGTTGTCCCATCAAACCTAGAAACGGCATTGTCGGTTGAGGATGCTGGCCCTCTAACATCACCTATAGCACCACTACTACCGCCAGTTTTTGTAACTGCAATAATTTTCTTTTCTAACTCAGGAGAGACAACTTCACCAGCATTGATTTGCACACCAGATGACAAGTTAATAATCAAACTACCATCAAAATCAATATTTGCATTGGTAACTGATACACCATCAATACCATCTAACCCGTCTTGACCTTTTGGGCCTTGTGGCCCTTGAGCGCCATCTTTTCCATCTCGCCCATTCTTACCATCTTTACCATCACGCCCATCTTTACCATTAATCCCGTCACGACCATCTTTGATAGTGATAATGCGTTTTTCAAGAACATCAGTTACGTTGTCAAACTTATTACGAATGTCAGTGTCAATCTTTTTAAGAGACTGGACAACCATTTGAGCATTCTCAGCCGCTTTACGCTGCTGCATTTGCTTTACTTCTGATACAGAGTTATTTACAGCATTAAAGATATTATCTGCAATGCCATCTACATTTCCATCATTGAAGATTTTATCTATTGCCATTTGCTAACTCCTGATTCAAATTTTGTAGGAAGTCGTTTTCCATGTCAACTACAGTGCTTTTAGCATTATTCATCTGCAACTCAACAATCTTTGACTTGTTCTTGATGTCTGCTTCCTTAAGCATCAACTCAGCAATCTTAACTCGCTTGTCAAATTCCTTAGAGGCTTGGTCATCCTGATTAGGCAGGTTCTTGGTCATTGCTGCCATGTTCTTTGCCTGTACTTCTTGTGGCAATAACTGCGCTTCAACAGACAATTTGATGGCTTCTGCCTTGTTTTGCTCTGCTTGGCTAGTCTGAACAGCAATATTAGCCTGTGCAGCTTGCATTGCCAACTCTTGTTGCATCTGTTGCATCTCTTGTGCTTGAGGATTAGGCTTGCTCATCTCATCCAAAGCCGCAATCAACTCAAATCTGTTACTCAAACTAGAGTTAGCCAAAATACCTTTAAGAATAATAGGCAAAACAGGAGTTTGTGGCCCAAGAGTCTGCAACAAACCAATGAATTGCTGTTGTTCGTACTCTCTAGCAATGATGCCCAAA